CCCTCGGTCTCCCACTCAATCGTCGCCTCGCCGAAGCCGGCATTCTGCCGCTCGACCGGCCTCTGGATCGTCAACCGCTCGCGCATGCTGCCGGCCCATGCCATGCGTCACCCCACCCAGAGGGCCGAGTAGCTGCCGCTGCCACCTGGGGCCGACACCGTGATCGTCGCCGTCACCGGCAGGCAGGACACCCGGCCCGCCTGCACGTCGATGGCCTCGGCCAGCCGCAGCACGCCGTTGCCCGTGTTCTTGAGCACCAAGCTCGAGAGCGGCGGCGTGCCGGCGATCTGCACCGCCGACGTGCCCACGGTGCCGGTGATCGCCTGCGCCGTCGTGATCGACGGGGCGATGTGCTCGGCCAGGTTGCCGACGGTCAACGTCGTCGCCGAGGCGTCGTGGAACGTGGCGTCGATGTCGATTCTGGCCCTGACGGTCATCGGTACACCCCCATGTTGCAGGCCGCGACCAGCGTGTCGAAGACGTAGGGCACGCTGGTCTGGCTGCCCGGCGCGGCCGGCTGCCGGCTCTCGTACCAGTGCAAGACGAGGACGGCGATCAAGCGGTTGAGCATCGGCGGCGCGCTCTGCCCGCCGTCCCCGTAGCCGGCCGAGTATCGGACGGTCACCGAGTTCTCGTCGCCACGGGTCGCCGGCCACGACCGCGCCCACTGCGGGTAGACGCGGCCGGGAAGGACGCTCCCGTCCACCTGAAAGTCGCTGCTCGCGCTCGACAGCGTTGAGTAGGTGCCGTCGCCGGTGCGGTAGGTGATCGTGATCGGTTTGTCGGCCTGGAGCGGCAGCCGCGGCAGCACGATCGCCCAGATCGGGAAGAGGTCATACTTCGCCTCCCAGACCGACGTACAGATCGTGATGTCGAAGATGTCCTCGACGTAAACCCGCGCGGCCGTGATGAGCGCCTGGATGTAGAGATCCTCGGCGTCCGTATCGACGCGGCAGTGGGCCTTGGCGTCGGCCAGGCTCAACGGCTCGACCGTCGGCTGCGTCACGCGGACGAGGCTGCGGTACGGCGTGATCGTGGCGTTCGGCCGCTGCGGCGTGCCGAAGACGATTGTGTCCATCTCATCGCCTCTTGGGCTTGTAGGCAGGCCGCTCGGCCCGCTCGACCTTCGGCTGCTCCTCGGCCGCCTCAAGCACCGGCTCTTCCTTGACCTCTTGAATCAACCCGCGGCCGATCAGCACCTCGCACATGCCGCCGGGCCAATCTTCAAAGACCTGGCCCGCCTGGTAGTCGCCGAAGTTCTGGATGACGCGAATCTTCACGACACGTGCCCCCACGCCGCTTCAGGTGCCTTCTGGCCGCTCGTCCAGTAGTCGGTCGTGTGCTGCTGCACCCGGCCGCCTGCCCCCTGCCGCCGGCTGGGCCACGTCACCATCAGCTCGGCGTGGCCGACGCTGATGCCCGTCGCCATGCCCAGCGTGTTGCCCGCGGCCTTCCAGCCCCGCCAGAAGGCGATGTCCTCGTCGGTGTGCCCACCCGTCCACTCGCCCTTCTCGTTCGGCGTGGCGAGGAACCAGGGCTTCGGCATCCGCTTCAGCGCCGAGCACCGCAGGAGGGTCAGCCCGAAGTGGGCCGTCTCCACCGGCTGCACCGGCCTTGAGAAGAAGTCGTCGCCGACCGTCGCCTTCGCGTCCACGTCGCCGTCGGGCAGCGCGAACATGAGGGCGTCGCTCTCCCGCTTGATCTGGAGCGGCGCAATCGCGTCCACCCCAGAGTGCAGGAACAGGGCGACCATCGCCTCCACCGTCTTCGACGAGAACACCGTGTCGTAGTCGATGGTGAAGACGGCGTCGTGGCTGTCGATGACTTGCTCGAGCGCCCGCTGGAGGCACTGCCCCCAAAAAGCCCCGGTGACCTTGACCGGCGAGATGCCGTGGGGGGTCAGGGCAGACGAGACGCAGAAGAAGTTGTCGGTGAACCCGAGTCGCGGGGTGCTCATCACCGCCGCGACTCGGAGTTCAGCTTCGACGTTTCCGATACGCAGTAGCACTGGTTCGCTCCTTGGTTTGGAGCGGGGCGCTTCCTTGCGCTATGAGGCCATCCTGGCCGACCCGCTATTCGGGATCAGCCCTTGACCCAGTTCAGGACGCCGGCATCGCTCGCCGTCGCCGGGGCGTTCTCGCCGCGGGACAGACGGGCGGTCGCCACCATCGCGACGCTCACCGCCGGAGTGGCGAGCACCTTCAGGTAGCGCTTCCGCGCCAGCGTGTTCACGTCGAGCTTCACGATCGAGGCGTTGGCCGTGTCGGCCGAGCCCAGCGTGAAGTCGGTGCCGGCCACGAAGCCAGACACGTCCGAGTAGGCGGTGCCGTCGTCGGAGTGCTGAATCTTCAGAGCCGAGGCGAACACCGTCGAGGCGTTGGCCGCCCGCAGCACCGTCACGCTGGCGTGATCCCACGCGAGCGTGTCGATCACCAGCGTCACGTCGGACGTGCCCGCGGCGGTCGGCACCGAGGCGACGACCTTTTCCATCTGGGAGTGAATCATGGGACTGGATGCTCCTTCGTTGAGGGTGTTGGTGTCAGGCTCACGACGCGGCGGTCTTGAGAGCGATGACCGGGCCGGGGGTCGTGTTGTCGCCGAGCGAGTGGTGGACGATGTCGAACCGCATCGTTCCCTGGAGGAGGAGCTGGTCGGTGGTCGCGTAGACCTGATCGAACAGCCGCACCGAGAAGTCCCGACGCCGGCCGTAGATGCTCGAGAGCCCGAGGTTGGCGAAGAGCACCTTCACCTTGCTCGGATCGGCACCCAGAGTCCCGTCCATGACGTGGACGAGGTTGACCGGGTAGCCGAGGAACTGCTCCGACACCCCGCCGCCGAGCTGCTCGACGGTGTTGCCGCCGGCCGCGTAGCGGAGGCGGGCCATCGAGGCCGCGAAGCCGGCAGGCGAGATGTACCACGCAGCGCCCTGGCGGGCGTAGAGCGGCATCTTGCCGATCGCCTTGACGAAGTCGGTGGGCGTGAGGGTCTCGAATCCGGTCGCGCCAGTGCCGGCGGTCACCACGCCGGCCGCGTGAGTGCCGTCGTTGACCTTCGGCACGACGCCGTAGATGCCGCCGTACTGGGAGGTGCCGTCGCCGAGCCAGCCGCACAAGTCCTGCTTGTAGCTCAGGCTCGTGCCGTACTCAACCGCACAGGCGTCAACGAGTCCGACGAGGGCGTCCTCGACAACCTCGCTCGACATCCGCGTGCCACAGCCCAGCTTCTTCGCGATGAGCTGCACGTTGGCGTAGGTCTGCTCGGACTCCGTCACCGCCTGCCCCTCGCCCAAAAAATAGGCGTTCGTGCCCGTGATCCTCTTCGGGATGATCATCGTGTCGCGGGTCATCGTCACCTTCTCGACGTTCGACGCCGTGAAGGTGCCGTAGGTCTCGACGAGCCGGATCACGCGGGCGGCGAACTCCTCGGGAACGAGAGCGCCACCGGCCGAGTTGCTACCCTCGTTGAGGGCGCGGTTCTCGACGCCGTGATCCTTGCACCACCGGATGTCGTCGGCGTTCTTGAAGATCGCCGCGCGGAGCCACCGGCCGCAGCGGTACGCGCTCTCAACGGCCTCGGGCCCGTCGTTGAACGCCCGCAGGCTGGTGTGGTGGGGCATCAGCGCCCGAATCTCGACCTTCTTGCCCTCGTCCTTCGCCGGGGTCTGCTCACCAGCGACGGGAGCGGACGGGGCGACGGTGCCGGCCGGGGCCGACTTGTCAACCACCGCGCGAAGCTCGGCTTCCTTGGCCGCGATGCGGGCCTCGAAGTCGAGGGAGGTCTTCAGGTCGTCGGCCTGCGTGCCGAGCGAGACGAGTTCCTTGGTCTGCTCCGCCGATCGGTCTTCGACCGCGGCCAGTTCCTTCATCCGCTCGGCGACGGCGGCGGCACGTTCCTGAAGACGCTTGAGATTCGACGATGCCATGTTCGGCCTGCTCCTGTGTTGAGCCGGCCGCGCGGCGGCCGGCGGGTTTTCCCGCTAGCGCGCCGCGACATCGAATCCTCGAGTCGCTCGCACCGATCTCCGCGACATCCGCCGCGAAGTCTTGTGTATCTACTGGTAGCCTATAAAAGCTGTTACATCGCGTGCAACTGAGTCCGAAGAATTGTCCCCTGAAGGGTCGCGATCTTCACCGCGATCTCTTCGTTTTGCTTCTCTTCGGCAGACCGCTCGTTGGTCGGAGCAGGCGGGGCCGGCGGCTCCTCTGGCTTCTTCTCTTCGCTCATGCGTTCCTCGGGGATGATCCACAACTTGCACAGACCTTCTGGCGCGATCTCGCCGTTGACGATCTCGCACGCGCCGCCGCCTTCGTAGAAGACGCAGTTCGCGCACTTCATGCCGCGCTCGGCGAACGGGCTCGCCTCCATGTAGTGGGCACCGGCCGGGCCTTCCTGCGGCCACTTGCCGGCCTCGTCGGCGATGCTCTCCTCGGCTTCGGCGAGCATGAGGTTCGCGGGCGAGATCGTGCCTGGGTATTGCTCCTCGACGCCCTCGTCCATCTCGCCGGCATCGCGCTTCTCGCCCTCCATCTGGCGAACCTTGGCCTCACTCCACCGCCAGGCCGCGTCTCCGCCCCAGAGCTGCCACGCTGTGTACCCCGGCGTCTCCTCGCCGCGGGCATTCCACCCCGGCTTCTTGTCCACCTTGTGCCGGCGGAACCAGGCCCGCATCTCGCGGACGTGCTCCGGCGTCAGTTCGTCGCGCGACGCGATCTTGTTGGCCCGCGCGACCGTCTCGGGCTTGAGACCGTCGCCCGATCGGCCGGCTTCGTGCAGCGCGAGGCCGCGCTTCGCCGCCGCGGCCATGCCGGAGGTGGGAACCAGGCTGATTTGCGGCTCGGAGCGGGGCTCGATGGACGGCGGCGGTGCCTGATCAGGCTCTTGAGCCTGATCAGACGCCGCCCGCCGAGCAACCCACTTCTCCCCGGTGTCGCCGCCGGCCAGTTGCCACTCGATCCAGGCGGGAGAACCCGACCAGCCGGTGACTTTTGCAGCCAGGCAGCGCTCGTAGACGCTTGCCAGGTAGGAAACCTCCTCCACACTGACGATTTCGCGGTTCGCGACGCGCTCGGCGACGCAAAGAAGCCTCGGATCGACGCCTTCGCGGCCCTGCGCGAGCTTCAGGCCACGCTTCGAGGCGTTCGCCATCGTCGTGACCGGCCGAAACGACTCGCCGAGGGCCATTTCGATCGCGCGACGGCTCACGACGACGCTTGAGGAGTCGTAGGCGGGCCGAACGACGGGTCCAACGTCCTCAAGGAGCGAGATTTCGCGTACTTCGCGCTTCCGAATGCCTCTCTGGTGGTCGGTAGACCACGAATCGCCGTCCATTCCGTTGCTGCGGCGCACGGCGAAGGCGAAAGACGACCCGATGACGGTGCGATCCTTCACCCACTCGACGACGTTCTTGCCGACAGACGTGTTTTCGTTCACGTCGATCGCGTAGCGGAGGCCGTAGGAGTCCTTCGTGAGCCGCATCGTGCCGTTTCCGGTGCGGCCCAGGAGGTTGTTGCGGTCGTGATTGAACACGCCGATCACGTCGGGGGTCTCGGAGAGCACCCTGTCGAAGGCATTCGGGTGAATCGACTCGATGAAGCCGCCCAGATTGCGGCTTTCGACGTTGAAAACGGCCGCGTAGCCCGAAATCACGGGCTTCTTGTCGCCCTCGCGGTACTCGACGGTCGCGTCGGAGATGAATGTGCGTCGCTCAATGTCGCCGTTCATGCCGTCACCTGATTCGCGAGGTAGTTTTCCACACCGATCTGCTCGATCACCTTCCGAATTGCCTCAATGCCGGCCATCGAATCTTCGCTGCCGCGCCTTAGCTTCACGAACAGCTTGGCCGTGACTGAGTCGCCGACCGAGATGCACGTCATAAAGCCGGCTCGCTCGACCTCGGCGGCCGTCACGTCGGCGTCGTAGTTCGTGTCGAGGATGGATTCAAAGTCGTGGCGAGGCAGCTCCGGCTCCTCATGGGCCGGCGACGGCTGCACGCCGAAGAACTCAAGCCGCTTGGAGAGCTTCTTGATGTGGCCGCGTTCCTCGACGGCGTAGCCTGCCCAGACTTTGCCGAGCTTTTCGTAGCCCCAGCGGGTCAGATGCACGGCCTGGAGTTCGTACATCTCGGCCTGTGACCAGTGCAGGGCCAGCGATGCCTGCAACGCATCGACAACGCCTTCAAGCGGCTGCGGCATTGGCTTCAAGGTGCTTGTCGCACCAGCCCTCCTTGACCGTTTCGTACTTCGTGCCGCTCCGGTGGCACTCAAGGAGCAGCTCACGAGATCGATTCATCCACGCTACCACGAATTGGTCGATGTCTCGGCCGGTAGCACGGGCGGGCTCGAGCAGTTCCTCACGCATCCGGCCGCTCACCTGATCCAACCAGGCGGCCAGCTTCTCGGGCTTGTTGCGGCGCTCGAGCACGCCGTTCACCTCGACCTGCGCGAGCCGGCGGAGGTTCGTCTTGAAGACCACCTCGGCCGCGGCGAGGTCGCGGCTGTCGTTCTCCGGCGGCGGCGGCGTGTCGGCCTCGGGGGCGGGCGGGGGGGGCGTCTGCTTGGCCTGATCGACCGGCTGCCCGCCGGGATTCTGGAGCGTGAAGCCCTCGAGGAGCTGCATATTGACCTGAACGAACCGCTTCTTGCCCTGGCCGTCCTCAAGCGGGTTGTAGCCGATCTGTGCGCGGACCTCGTCGATGTCGAGCGCTCCGATGTTCCACATCTCCCGAATGAACTGTGCCCTGGCGGCGTAGTCGCCGGCCATGAGCGAGTTCACGTCGAAGCCGACGAAATACTGCTTGTCGTCCACGACGAGGTCGCGGCGGCAGGCGGCTTCCCATCGCCGGCACCACGGGATCAGACTGAACGTGACGAAGTCGATCGCGGACTGCTCGACAGTGCTGAAGCGAACGTCCTTCAGGTCGCCCACCATGTGGGGGGGCACACGATAGCATCTAGCCACCTCGGCAAGCTGATACCGCCTAGTCTCAACTAGCTGTGCGGAATCGTTGCGAACCTCGGCCTGCTTGTAGGTGAAGCCGTAGGGGATGACGAGCGTTTTGAAGTGGTTCCCCGGCCCCTGGTGCGCTTCGTTGTACTGATCCTTGAACCGGACGAGCGTCTCGGGCTTCTGCGGGGTGCTGGTCTCGAAGTACGATCCGGGCTGCCCGCCGTTGCCGAAGTACGCACCCGAGTGAAGCTCGGTCGCCTTGGC